GTGTTCCATTTAATACAACTGGTGTAGAAAGTTATGTAATAGGTGGTACTTCATCAATGAGTGACAAACTAGTTAATGATACTAATTCAACTAGATTAGGCGGAGTAGATAGATATGATACTAATAAAAAAATAGTAAATAAGTTCTATAATGGCGCAAAAGAATTTTATATAACTAGTGGTACTGATTTAGTTTATGCTTTAGTTGCTTCACCAATGTCTAAAAATAATCCTATTGTGCTAGTTGATATTGGAAGCAATAAAGATATACTTAAAAATGCTGCAAAAGTAACCGGGATAGGAAATCTAAGTGATAAAATTATGTTAGAGTGTGAAAATACCATCAATAATATTAGTCTTCCATCTTCAAATAAAAATATAATATGTGGATTAAAGATTGATTTTGATTCAAAGCACATAATTTGGCAAGATAAAGGAAGTTATCTTGAATGTTATGATGATAACCTTGAATATTATACTGAAAAATATAAAGACCCAACAGTTCCTATAAATATAGAAAATACAAGTACACAAAATTTAGATGTAACAAAATTAAAAGTTTATGGAGAAGCTAATTCAACATTATATATGGGGCAATATGCTAAAATAAAAATGGATTTTAATAGTTTCGGTGTATTAAAGCCAGGAGAAAAATGTACTATTTATTTAGATATAATTTCATTAGATCCATCAAGAAGCATGACATTAACATTTTCTTATGTAGGTGATAAAGAAAATTATAAATATGAACAAGGATTGGCAAGTAGAATATTATTTTATAACCCAGATGGAGAAGATTTTTTTGAATATAAATAACTAGTGGGTATGTAAATTAATAAGGGTTTTATAAGTTTAATTTTTTTATTTTCGTTTTATATTAACTATGTGGTATGTAAATGTCTCGATATTGCTCATATGTTGAGTTATTATATTTAGTTTCATATGAACTATATGGATTTAAAATTAAAAATACTTAAAAACATTTACTTTAATAGTAGGTGTTTTTTTGATTAAAAGAATATTATTATAATGTAAAAAGTAATAAATAGGTAAAATATGTAAAAATTATATGTTATAATATTTTTAGCAAGAAGATGTAATCTACAATTTATAGAGTGGAGTTCATGTATCAAAAAATTATCCTCCCGACGTTAAGAAGGGAGGTGAATATACATGGATAATTTTTTACAAGGCATACTAGCAAGTCTATCTGCTAGCTTAATAGTTTATGTAGCTAGCAAACTATTTAGAAAGCGTAAAAAACCACTCAAAGCGGCAACTAAGAGTGGTTGGGAATTTGATTTAAAAATCAGATTCCATAAAACTAAGTAATTTCTAAATTATGAACTCCACTCTACAGCAAAATAGATTGTAGCTCTTCTTGCTTTTATTATATCACAAATTGGTACAGATATTCAAAAATAATATTTTTATGATATAATAAAGTCATAGAAATTTTGCAGTGTTCGATTTTTTGAAGAAATTAAGGCTTAACAGTTGAGATATAAGGCATTGAGGACTTGTGATAAGTGTTATCAATTGCACTACTCATGGTTCACTGCAAATTTGAGAGATTTGTATATGTGTAGGCATTGGAAATATTCAATTTATTTTGGGGTTTTATATTAACTATATGGAATGTAAATTTGCCTAAAAGATTTTTAGCTATCTTATATAATGTAGTTTTATATTAACTATATGGAATGTAAATCATGACCATACTGTATTGTCATTTTTGATTATGAATGGTTTTATATTAACTATATGGAATGTAAATACGACTGCAAGTTTAGCTATGTCTGTATATAAGACAGTTTTATATTAACTATATGGAATGTAAATCTATTTGCAATAATACTATTATTTTGGATACACAAACGTTTTATATTAACTATATGGAATGTAAATTTTTCTTTTTCTTAATTTTTTATTATGTAGCTTTAAGGTTTTATATTAACTATATGGACTTAAAATTAAAAATACTGAAAAACACTTACTTTTGTGGTAGGTGCTTTTTTATATTCAAACCTGTGTACTTAATTGAAATATTTGTTAAAATATGTAAGAATTATATGATATAATAATTGTAGCAAGGAAAATAAAGTTGAAAAGCTGAGGGTGATTTTCTCATATAAACGCCAAATTCCAATATAGGAAGGAGGTGAATTTATATGTTAATTAACTTTTTATTGAGTATAGTAGCTGGAATTGTGTCAGCTTACATTTACGAGAAAATAAAAAATCACCCAAACGCCAATGATTACTACTTTAATAGGTTTTTTTATATTTGCAGTTCAAAGAGGAATATTTTAATTAATTAAGAGGTTAAGATATGGATAATTTAATAAGTTTTATACCAGAGCAACTACTTTTATTAGTAGTTGCTCTTAATGTATTAGGATTTGGATTTAAGAAATACAAACAGTTAGATAATAAATATATCTCAGTTATACTGCTAGCACTTGGTATAGTATTTTCAATATGGATGCTAGGGTTTAATCCAAGTTCAATTTTGCAAGGAATTTTATGTTGGGGAGTTGCAATAGGAGCAAATCAAGTTTACAAACAGTTGAAGGATGGTGAAAAGCAATGAAAATAGCAATAGTACCAGGACACACTTTAAGTGGAAAAGGAACAGGAGCAACTGGCTATATAGATGAAGGAAAAGAAAACAGAATTTTAACTGATTTAATTGTTAAATGGTTGAAACAAGGTGGAGCTACTGTATATACTGGAAAGGTAGATAAATCTAATAACTATTTAGCAGAGCAATGTCAAATAGCCAATAAGCAAAATGTAGACTTAGCAGTACAAATCCATTTCAACGCAAATAAAACAACTCTAAATCCTATGGGAACAGAGACAATATGCAAAACTAACAATGGTAAGGTATATGCTGAAAGAGTCAACAAAAAACTATCAACAATATTTAAAAATAGAGGTGCAAAATCGGATGTAAGAGGTCTTTACTGGCTTAGTCATACAAAAGCTCCTGCAATATTAATAGAAGTGTGTTTCGTAGATAGTAAAGCAGATACAGACTATTATATCAGACATAAAGACATAGTTGCTAAGTTAATAGCGGAAGGTATTTTAAATAAAAAAATAGATAATGATGGAGTTAAACTGATGTACAAACATGCAATCGTTTATGATGGAGAAGTTGACAAAATCCCTGCAACTGTAGTTGGTTGGGGTTATAATGATGGAAAAATATTAATATGTGATATAAAAGATTATATACCAGGTCAGACAGAAAATTTATATGTTGTTGGTGGTGGAGCATGTGAGAAGATAGGTTCCATGGCTAAAGAAAATTATACCCTGATAAAAGGTAATGGTAGATTTGATACACTTTACAAAGCATTAGATTTTATTGATAGATAGATTGGAAGGTAGCAACTAGAGTTAGTTGTTACCTTCTTTTTGGTGGTTTTTAGAATTTTTTAGTTTTTCTGGTGTTTTTGGTTGATACACATGCCACAGAGAAGTTGTGTTTGCAGATAAAAATGCTACAAACATAGCTAATACACCACACGCTTTCATAAAATTATATAGAATCTTTTTCATGTTAGTATCTCCTTAAATTATTTTTTATTTATAATGATTTGAATAATTAGTAATAAATTTATCCAAAGTAAAGCTAAAAAAGTGTATACAACATAATTGTAAAAAGATAAGTATTTGCATCCTAAAAGAATAATCAAGAATAAAGTTATAGATATAGTTCTTGACAGTAACTTATTTTTTTTATATTTTGTTTCATTCAGTGGATTGTTAGTGTGACATACTGGAGCAAAAATAAAAATGATTAGAAAGTTAAAACTAGACAATATCACTAAAAATAACGGAATAGGATTAGAATTATTTAAAATCGTTCCCAAAACCATAGAGATAAAAAAAATACTATTGAAAATTAGTATACAGTTTTTATTGCTATTTGCATGATATCCACCTGAAAATTGTCTTATTATACAAAAAGATATTAAGAATACTATAGAATAAATCAATCTACCTAATATTAAACCTATCATTAATGAAGATAGAGTATTTATTATGGAAGATAGTAAAATTTCTAATCCATATGAACAGATTTCTAAATCATCTTTTTCTATTACTTGATTTAAAACAAACAAAAAAGCTATTTTATCAGCACAAGATTTTATCATTTAGTTTTCTCCTTAAATAATTTTATTAATAAATTATGGATATTAACTATTCTCATATGCAATATTTGAATCTTCTTGTGATTTTCTAATTGGTATCATCATATTTAAACAAAATAAATTTTCAGAGAAATTTATAGAAATTGCACCATCATATTTTTCTAAAGAATTTTTTATACTTTTTATTCCTAATCCATGAAACTCTTTATCTTCTTTTGTAGTTAAAAAAGCATTATTTTTTAATAAAATATCATTTGATTTTGTATTAGTAATTTTTATTACAAAGAATTTATTTAATACCATTCCCTGCAATTTGATTTTTTTATCATCATCTTTGATTTTTTCACAAGCTTCGATTGCATTATCTAATGCATTTGCAAATATAGAACATGTATCTTCTTCCTTAATAAAATTACAATCACTAAAGTTTATATTAATTGTAAAATCAATTCCTTTTTCTATACAAAGTTCTTTTTTTTCTAATAATATAATGTTTAAAGTAATATTTCCTGTATCAAATACAGCACTATATTCATCAAGCTTTTTTTCTATGTTATTTATGTAATTACTGGTATCAATATTCTTTTTATTCATTTCCTTAATGCAAATAAGATGATTTTTCATATCATGGTTTAATTCTTTTGTCTTAATATAATATTTTTTTATATTACTATAATATTTATTTTCAGCATTTATTTTTTCCTGTAATTTAGTTAACTCAATATATTTTTTATTACTTTTTAATATTTTAACTAGGCTAGAAATCAATACTATATTAGAAAATGTTAATAATAGTACCATAATTAATATATCTAATCTGGTAGCGGAAGAAATATCTAGAAGTTTTAAGATATATTTATAAAATATAAAAAATGATATCATATTTGCTACTATTGGTATACACATATAAATTTCTTTTTTAGTCACTTGCAAATCATTAGATATGAATTTATAAATGCATAACAAAACAATTAGAACTACATTTCCTAAAACTATAGTTTCGTATCTATAAAAATTATCATTTAATAAAATATTCATAGAACTCAAATTATTTATCGAAACTATTACTATCATACTTAATGCATTTATACACACCAGTATTGCCCAGTAAGAAAACAAAACTATTAAACATTTGTATATATTAACATCATAATTTGATTTATAAAAAACAAACATTACAAAAATGCATATTAATATTCTATTATCAGCACCAACATTAGTATAGAAAGTAGAAATAATAATAAAAGTGGAAATTAAAAAATATAAATTTATTAAACTAGTTTTTACTTTACTTGTGTAATCAAACACTTTCTTGCATGCCCATATCTCTATAATAGAAGAAACGATTGTTATAAACATATCTAACATAATAAAACTCTCCATAGCTTAAATAATTTTGCATAAATTTCATTTAATAATACGAAAATGATTTGAAATTTTATAATAATTATATCA